TACACTCCATTAAAAGTAATTGCACGCGCATCCCAAACCGCAGACCTTCAACAATGGCAAAACAGTTCTGGCACAGTGCTTACAGGGATTACATCATCTGGCACAATCAATTTTGCATCAGGTAATACATCAGCAACTGCAACGGCTGGAGCGATAACTGCTCCTTCACTGGTTACCGGTTATATTACTATGCAAATTGCTGGCACAACTGTCAAAGTACCATACTACGCAAACTAGGAGAATCATGGATTATTCAGCACTATTAACTAACGATCAGAAACGTCACATTCTTGAACAAAGAATTGCACAATTTGCTTCAGAGGCTTATCAACACACAATTAACAAGAAAATGGCTGGCGATAATGCAGAAGGTGTCAAAGCCGCTGATGACGCTTTAGCAATTCTTGATAATGCTCTTGCAATTCATCAAGACGAATTATCTAAATTAGGAGCGTAATGAAGCTGACCGATAAACATAAGGCAATACTAAAGTCCTACGCACGTGGGGTATTAGTATCCTTTTTAACATTCTTAGCAAGTAATGAATTAGGTTTAGATCCTGCTATCTCTGTGATCGTTGCAGCATTAGCCGGTCCAGCAGCTAGGGCTCTAGATAAATCCGACAGTGCTTATGGCCTCGGTGCAGATGAAGCATGACACCAACAGAATGGGCTGGCTTTGGGGCTGGCGTTATCGCTGTGCTGTCAGGCGTGCTAGTCGGATTACGTTTTTTAGTTAAAGGCTGGCTTAATGAGTTACGCCCTAATGGTGGCTCTAGTATGAAGGATCAATTAACACGATTAGAGAAGCGTGTCGATGATCTCTTTATCTTAATTAGTAAGTCATAATTTTAATATGGCTAACACACGTAAGCGAAAGAAGATCAATAGGCGCGTGGTGCGTAAATCACCCGATCCTTTATCTAAGCTAGAAGTGTTTTATATAGCCAAGCATGAGATGTATAAGGCTGCACGCAAGGCTGGCTTTAGTGAGCCTATTGCACTGGCTTTAATGGATAGTCCATCGTCTATGCCCGACTGGGTAGTAGGCGATAATGGCATTATCCCATCCATACCTACTCCAGAAGAGGATGAAGATTAAGCGATACTTAGTAATAAGTGATCTGCAAATACCATTCCATCACGAAGCAGCTGTAAAAAATGTAATTAAGTTGGCACGTAAGGAGAAGTTTGATTCTGTATTGGTGGTCGGGGATGAAATTGATTTTAATACAATTAGCAAGTGGGCCGAGGGAACACCTTTGGCTTATAACCAGACCATTCACCAGGATCGTGAGCTTACTAAAGAGATACTTTGGGATCTAAGTGAGTATTCTAAAGAGTGCCACATCATCCGAAGCAACCATACAGACAGGCTTTACAACACATTACTAAAAATACCTGGCTTAATCAGCTTGCCAGAATTGCAGTATCCAAAATTCATGGGCTTTGCCGAAATGGGCATGACCTACCACAAAGAAGCATATGAGTTTGAACCGGGCTGGATGCTGGCCCATGGAGACGAAGGCAACATGTCTCAGCACGCTGGTATTACTGCCCTTAACCTGGCTAAGAAGTGGGGTAAATCAGTATTATGTGGCCACACCCACAGACTAGGTATGAGTGCCTATGCAGAGGGCGTAGGAAGCCATTACAGAGCCTTATATGGGGTAGAGGTAGGTAATCTAATGGATAGAAAGAAAGCGTCTTATTTACGCTATGGAAGCGCGAATTGGCAGATGGGTATTGCTATACTAGAGGCCGTAGGAAAGACACTGACACCCACGTTAGTGCCGATCAATAAGGATGGCTCATTTACAGCTCTTGGGCGGTATTACGCGTAACATCGTTACCTAAACGTTATACAAACTACGCCCTAAATAATCCACAAAGTCATACACAAGTGCAACACTACAGCTGTGCCACAAAGTATGTGAGCATAGTTAGGGCTATATGAGTCTAAAAGAAGCTGGACTATTATGGGTTGCAATTATGGTTGCATTCATAGTAATGAATGGTTTGCATCAGAATGCAAAGCAGATTGCTTATTGGCGTGGCCGCAAAGATGGCTGGGACATGTATCGAAGAATGATTGATAACAAAAATAATGCCAACAACAACTGAGAAATTATTTGCTGATGTTGTCGCCACGATACACGAGCGCGGAGCGGTCTACGGTCATCCTTACCACAACCATAAGCGGATCAGTGAACTCTGGTCGGCATATCTCGACCATCCGATTACGGCTAGTCAAGTCGCATTATGCATGGCACTCGTCAAGGTTTCTCGGCTTACAGAGTCACCGAATCACGAGGACAGTATTAAAGACGGACTTGCTTACCTTTCAATATACAAGAGCGTGCTGGATGCAGAAATGGACACAGCATTTACCTGGGGGGTTGACTAATGTTTAATTTAGCTGATTACGAAACAGTCGAGAGCCGACTAGAAAAATGGTGGAAGGATTATCCAGATGGAAGATTGGCAACAAAGATTGAGCAGGCCACAGACACTAGATACATTGTTAGTGCTGAATTATTTAAGACGGAAGCCGATGCAAAAGCGTACGCGACTGGACTCGCTAGTGAAAGCGTTTCTGATCGCGGTGTTAATTCAACTTCTGCATTGGAGAACTGCGAGACTTCAGCGATCGGCCGTGCGCTTGCAAACGCGGGTTATGCGGCTAAGGGCAAACGTGCATCCAGAGAAGAGATGACAAAGGTTGCAAACTACTCAGCACCAGGCACTAGATCAAGAGCTGTAGAGAATGCACTACGTGAATCCTTTACTGTAGATAACAAAACAGATGATCCAGTGCAGTGGACAACAAATGGGGTCACTTTACCTTCACCGCCAAATCCACCGACAATCTGTTGCGATCTCGGCCACACATTTAAGTCAGGCACAAGCAAAACAACAGGCAAGCCTTTTTACGGTTATGTTTGTGCTGGCAATATAAAAGAACATGCTGTTTGGGCTAAGCAAGATGCAACAGGCGGTTGGTTCTTTCCAAAAGACAAAGGGGGTGAATAAATGGGATATGTAGAAATCCTAAGAGGTGGACCTTACCTGGAGCGCATGGAAAACGACCAGGTAAAGTTTGTACCATCTAATGACTTATGTATAGCTTGTAATGACGACAGGTTAATACATAGTGGTAATTACTTGATTTGTACTCAATGCCAATGTAGGCAATAAGGATATTATCATAATGCACCCACAATTCAAATGTAATGGCTGTAAAGCTAAGACAGAGTTCTTATGGCTGGAGCAATTAGATACGCCTGAGGGATTTAAGGCTTATCAATGCATGAGTTGTGGCTGTGTTGGTGTTAAGAATATTGCTGAGGCCCTGCATATCCCGGACAGCAGCATAGATAGATGCATCAAGTGTGGTGGCTGGCAGTTCCTAGGCTCTGGTTGCCACACTTGTGCATTGATTGGAGCAAAATGATGAGTGAGGCTGGTTACGATTCTAACTGGATAGATCAATACAACATTGTGCCATTCTTCGACACGCCTTGTGACCTGCGGTTATGTTAATGAGTTTGTCAATGTATTTGACACGTATGGTACGCTCACGATCGCATCGGCTCTCAAAGCCGAAACGCGAGCCCCTGCAGGGACAGCTCGCGAGGTGCACGCTAGTTGCCACCCTTGTATTCATTGAGATCTTTTGCTTTGAAAAGACTAATTCCGTTGCTATAAATAACGACATTATGAATCTAAAGCTATACGCTTATCATAAGTTTAAGACATATGATCAGTTTGATTGTTATAACTACATAATTATTAAAGAAAGCCGTTGGGATTATCGTGCGAAAAACGGGTCGCACTATGGTCTAGGCCAGATGCGTAACCCTATGGTACTTAAACTAACACCCAGACAACAGATTGATCTACACTATAAATACATAGCACATAGATATGGTTTAGTAAATGGTGAGGCTAATGCATGTTTAGCAGCTGAGCATTTAGATAAGAAAGGCTGGCATTGACAGAGCGTGCTATTGGTAGTGGTAAATGGAAGAAGCTACGCATTACAGTATTAAATCGTGATGGCTGGCAGTGTGCAGTGTGCAATAAACCAGCGCATACAGTAGATCACATCATTCCACGCATTAAAGGTGGTGATATGTGGGCTATGGATAATTTACAAGCTATGTGCAAGTCATGTAACAGCAGCAAAGGTGGGCGTTTTTTTAGCCACAAGGCGACCCCCCCTGTCTTTCTAAACTCTTCTCTCCCTGAGACGGTCCGAACAGTGCCGGATTCACCATTTATTAAACCTGATACGCTTAACTTTGATGCAGAGTGATACGGAAGTAAAACAGACGTCACGAGGGGTCGGGTTAATCGGCAGTACCGAGCCTAGAATCCACACGCCTTTACTTAAAGGAATCTCTAAAGCGCAAGAGGTCGCAGATCTAGCTGAAAAAATCAACCTGCCTTTAATCCCCTGGCAACGCTGGCTGCTTAATGACCTTTTAACCATTGACGAAACCGGCAATTTCAAGAAGAAGCTGGGAATTGCGTTAATTTCGAGACAGAATGGAAAAACGCACCTTGCACGTATGTTAATCCTGGCACATCTATTCTTATGGGACACAAAAAACGTATTAGGCATGTCGTCTAACCGAAACATGGCATTAGATACATTTAGGCAAGTTGCTTACATGATTGAAGATAACGAGTTTCTAAGAAAACAAGTAAGACAGATTCGCTTGGCTAATGGTCAAGAATCAATAACTTTATTGAATGGTAATCGCTATGAAATTGCAGCGGCAACAAGAGACGCCCCTAGAGGCAAGTCGGCTGGATTCCTTTATTTAGATGAATTACGTGAATGGACAGAAGAAGCGTTTACAGCTGCTTTACCGGTAACTCGTGCAAGACCTAACGCTATGACCTTTATAACTAGCAACGCAGGTGATGGATTTAGCACAGTGTTAAATGATTTAAGAGAACGTGCATTATCTTATCCGCCAGAGACTTTAGGTTATTATGAATGGTCAGCACCACAACATTGTAAGATCCATGATCGCAAAGCCTGGGTAATGGCGAACCCCGCACTCGGCCATTTAATAACTGAGCAGACTTTAGAAGAATCTGTAAACACAAATAGCGTAGAAGCTACAAGAACAGAGATGTTATGTCAGTGGATAGATAGCGCAGTTAGCCCTTGGGTCTATGGAAGTATAGAAGCATGCAGTGACAGTACATTAGAAATCCCTGTCGGCCCTATGACTATAATGGCCTTTGATATTGCACCTACAAGACGATCTGGTGCGTTAATAATGGGTCAGATGAAAGACGGCAAGATAGCCGTTGGACTTGCACAGCTGTGGCATAGTGATATTGCAATAGATGAAGTAAAGATGGCTAGTGATATAAACGAATGGGCTAAAAAATATCATCCACATATTATTTGCTTTGACAAGTACGCCACGCAGTCAATAGCCACACGATTAGAGCAAAGTGGCTGGCGCATGCAAGATGTTAGCGGCCAGGCGTTTTACCAGGCATGCTCGGACTTATCAGATGCTATGGCTAATAACAGAATGGTGCATAGCGGCCAGGCAGACTTAGTACAACATTTAAATAATTGTGCTGCTAAAACTAGCGATGCAGGATGGCGCATAATTAGACGTAAATCAGCCGGTGACGTTACAGCTGCAATATCCCTGGCCATGGTCGTAAGCCAACTGACACGCCCACAACAAACCGCGCAAATATTTGTCTAATTTGCACCATTAGTCTGTTTTATGGTATAAAGTACCTATATGGGTCTATTGTCTGCTTTGGGTATTACAAATAATAACAAAACCGTACAAGCGCAATACGCCCCTGCCGTTATGAATGATGGCTACACCTATGGTGGCGTTGGAAATGCTTTCGGATA